ATGTTGACGGTATCACCCTTCTTGCCACGGAAGGACATCTTCTTGACCACGTTGGCCAGGACGAGGTTCTTCTTGTAGGCAGCAACAATCTCATCACTCCAGATTTCTGGGATGAAATTAGCAGCGGAGGTCGTAGTGACCGAATTGGTGGGGGAAAAAGCAGCGTTTGCCATGTTAAATCTCCGAAAAAATGTTACCGAACACGACCCTCAGAGTACGCCTGCATGATCTCATCACTCAGGGATTCGTGCCTCACAGGGTCAGTCATTTTCAGCCGAATGAGGTCGGCTCGCCGGTAGACTCTCTTAGAACTCTCGCCAGAGCCACCTACGTCAACTTGCGCGGCTTTCATGTTCTTGGCCCGAGTGGCGTCAGACGCTTTCTCGGTTTCCTTGGCCTTGACGCCGCGCAACTGCTTGAAGGTGGACAACAGCTCATTGGCCGAGTCATAGTCGAACTCAGAATCGGCTTTCGCGTAGAGCGCCAAACGCACGGATGAACCTTTCACCCAGTTTTGGAACTCCGAATCACCAACGACTTGCGAGAAGTCGGGGTGCTCTTGCGCCAGCTTCTGCTGAACCTGCATCCGCTTGAAGTCCATGCTAGCCTGACGGGCCGCAAGAACATCAGGGTGCTTGTCTATGGTCGCCTGAACTGCCTTTTGAGGGTCTTGGAAAAAGTCAACCTCCGACTCTTCCTCTTGAACACGCTGTTGCTTAGAACCGAGGTTCTGCTTGATCAACTCGTCGCTCAATTTACGGATCTCGCCCACTTCTTGGGCTTGCTTGCCAATCAGCTTCTCAGCCTCTTGGTGCATCCGCACGACTTCTTCCAGACTCTTGTTCCGATATTTCTCGGGGAGTTCGGATTTTGTCTCTTCTACTTCGAGTTCGCCTAGCGGCTCGGATTCTTGGTCAATCAGCATAATTGGTTTCCTGCCAAAACGGTTGTAGGAGATTCAACTCGGCCCAGGGGCTTATGAGTTGGCTTTGCGCTCGGCGTTCAGCTTTTCAAGGTGTTTGCGCTCAAACCGACCGTACTCGCTCGGAAAGTGCCCAGACCACCCCTCCAGCTTAAACGCCGGGGCGCTCATAACGCGGTGGGCGACGCCACCGCATACGCACTGCACTTGGGCCGTCTCATAACCGACCAAAGCCTCAGTGCGCTGCCCGCATTCGCAGGCAAATTCATACATTCTTTTCACTTGTCAGATCCTCATACGCATCTTCGCTGACCTTTTTCAAGGTTTTTAGCCAAGTCAGGATGGAAATCTCGCCTTTGCGAAATTGTAGACTTTTTTCGTCTGCAATGGTCGAAACATTGTTCATCGCCGCGAGCATCGCGTCAACATCCTCCATCATGGCGATCCAGCCGGGGTGGATGAAGAGATCGAAGCGATCTTCGTAGTATTTTTGGAGTTCTGGGGTCATACGAGGTAGTAGGCCGTGCCCGTCAGCACCGCGCCGAGAGCGCCGACACCGACACTGAGCCAAAAAAGAGGCATCGTAACAGCCAAAATGGCCGCCGTGGACAACACAATACCGAGTTGCAGCGCCGCGCCAGCATAGGTATAGTATGGCCCCTTGACTTTGGCCTTGTCGCGCTCGCTTTCGAGCGTCTGGGCCTTGATCATGATCTCTTCCATGTCGTGTTTCATACGGGTAGCGGCGGTTTCCTTGCCCGCCACCTCGTAGATCACCGATCTGACGTTCTTGGCCTGATACCAAGCCCACATATTGTTCGACTGGATGGTGTTGGTCAGCACTTTGGAGCTGTTGCTACTGCCCAGCATCGTGTTGATGGCTAGCAGCGCGGCAAAAATCGTCACCGTGATGGCCGCACGGCGCTTGATGATGATCTCAAGTTCTGATCTGGTCATATCGCTTGCATCACAGCCCAGATGGTCACGGCAATTGCAACGGCACCTACGGTCAAACCGAGGACAAGGACGATGACTTCCTCGATTTCCTCGGCTTTTCGCTTGGCCGCTTCCTTCTTCCGCCTGGCCGCGTGGGCGGCATCGACCTCCATCTGCTTGGCTCGGGCGGTAATCCGCGCCCAAACGTCCATTTTGTTGGCCTGGAAGAACAACATCTTGACTTGCTCTTCAAACTCACGCGCAGATTCGAGCGCCATCTCAAGTTCAAGGGCCTTGCCGAGCGCGGAGCCTTGAAAACTGCCCGACTTGGCCTGCTTGACTACCTCGATAGCCTGCTCTTTGGCGTCGAAATATTTACCCAACACCGGCCCAAGAGACGCAACGTCGTCAACGGTCTTTGAGACCTTCTTGACGAGCTGCACTGCCGACGAAATGGCGGCAAGGGCGGTGATCGGGTCAACCATTTCAACCCCCTTTGAAGTGGCCGGCCACCCAGGCTATAGCCGCGCCAACAGAACTGGCGATGGTCATGCCCATCCAGAAGCCGCCTTTTCCCTTGTTGGCAAGGGCTAGCAGCTCTTCGATCTGGCGCTCCATCTTGTCCATTTTCTTGTCCATCGTCTGTACGCGCTCCCATAGAACGCCGTACTTAACGGGGTCGATGTCTCCAAGATCCATCACTCATCTCCCGTGGTTTCCGGTTCAGGCGCTGGCTCCTCAACCCACACCTGACGCCATACACCATCAACAAGTTCAGGGTCTTGCTCGACGGCCACCATGCCGGGCGTCCTTGGCATGGGTGTTGGCAGAACCAATGGGATGCCGGCTTCCTGCAAAGCCTGGACATTGACGTTGGCAGGGATGCTGCCGTCTGCATTGAGTAGGAATTGCTTGGGCATAGTCAGAAGAATGTGATTACACGAACATAACCGTTGCCGCCGTTGCCGCCTGCGCCAGAATTAACGCCGTGACCTGCACCGCCACCACCACCACCGCCTCCAGGGTAGCCGCCGTTGCCGCCAGCGCCTGCTGTAGTTGTGCTTGAGCCGCCAGAGCCACCACCGCTGCCACCGACAAAATAAGTACTGGCGTCAGCGCCGTTACTACCATTGCTACTTGCTGCGCCCCCAGCACCGCCACCACCAGTAAGACCACTACTTGTTACCTGAAACGATCCGCCGAGGCCCCCCGATGTACCTGCAACAGCAGTGGTACTACCAGCCGAAAAACCAGAGCTGCCAGCACCTCCGCCGGATCTGTAACCACCCCTATTACCTGGGCCGGGGCTAGTTGTTCCGCCATTTCCACCTGACGCGCTTAAACCAGAACTACCCGTTGTAAACTCTCCAAGTCCACCGCCGCCAGCTCCCCCAGACCCTGAAGTGGTGCCACCGCCAACACCTTGATTACCACATCTAGCACGACCCCAAGAACCAAAAGTTGTATCACCACCGTCAGTTCCATTCGTGCCGCTAGTATCGTCAGTGGTTCGTGCAGCTCCCCCTGTACCTCCAGCGCCAACAGTAACTGTCTCTGTAGAACCAAGAGCGCTTGCAGGAATCCACAGTTCTGTTCGGCCACTGCCGCCGCCGCCGCCACCACCCGAAGCGGCTGTGGCTGAAGAAGCCAATGCCCTACGACGGCCAGACCCACCCCCAGAGCCACCACCATACATCAATACATAGACCAGTTTTGCGCCAGATGGCTTAGTCCATGTAGATGAGCCAGTGCTAGTGAACTCCTGAATGTCCGCGCTGGAAATGCCACCACCACCACCGCCCGTGGCCCATGCAACTCCAGAGGCGGCAGCGGAGTCAGCCGTCAACACTTGCCCATTCGTACCAACTGGAACGCGGATATTGTCGGTTCCGTTGTTGACGATCAAATCGCCCTTTGTAGTCGTGGGCGACAGTGCGTCGAATGCGGCAACTGCTGTTGTTTGCCCAGTTCCACCATTAGCAATCGCCAGAGTTCCAGCCAGCGTAATCGTTCCGCTAGTTGTGATAGGACCGCCGCTAGTGGTCAGACCTGTCGTACCGCCAGATACATCAACAGAGGTAACAGACCCACCGCCACCACCCCCGCCAGAGACGTTGACTGTCACGCTGTCGCCCGACGCCGTGGCCGTAACGCCGGTGCCGGTGAAGTTGATGTTGCGGACGCCCGAGGTGATGGTCGAGCCTTCGTCTTGGATGGCCACCGTAGAGTTGGTGGACATCGTGACGCGGATCTTCTCGGCCAGGTCAGCCGCGACGACCTCACCCACGTTTATCTCTCGCCCGGTTGAGAGCGTGATGATCAGGCTGCCGTCAAAGTCGATCTTGGCACCCGTAACCGACACGCCGTCTTGTCCGTCTTTGCCGTCCTGACCGTCTTGCCCACGCGGCCCCATCGGCCCATCACGACCGTCACGGCCAGGCTTGCCGTCCCTGCCATCCTTGCCGTCTCGGCCATCTGCACCATCTTTGATGGTTGCAACACGCGCCTCAATCGCATTGCCAACCTCATCGTAGCGAGAGCGAATGTCAGCCTCGATCTTCTTAAGCAGATCAATGACTACGTTCACATTGCTCTTGACCATCTCTGCCCGCTGTACGCGGGAGTTTTTTATGGTCTTTTCGATGCCCGCAAGAACTTCCAACTGCTCTTTAGCAGTCAGCGTATCTAGCGCGAGGCTTTTTACGATGTTGTTGGGGTCAATCATTTTTTGCCCTCTAACTCTGACGTAAGCTCGCCCAGAAAGTCGTTCTCAAGCTCATTGACGGTGTCTTTGATCTTCGACATCTGCAACTCGACGATCTTGGACTTGTTCTTGATGTCGGCCTCTTTGAGCATCAGCTCGGCGATCTTGACCCGCTTGTCGAACTCGTTGCTTTCGTTGCCAGCCGGCAAGTTCTTGGTCGTGGCCGTGATGACCTTGGCCTGCACCTCTTGCGGCATCAGTTGCGCCTCGGTCAGCAGCTTCTGCGCCTCGGCCCTGTTCTGCTCGGCCTGCGTCGTGTTGACCGCGATCTGCGCCTGCGCTGCTTGCAGCGCCAGTTGCTGCTGGGCCTGCGCCATCTGCTGGGCCTGCGGGTCGGGCTGGCTCATCTGCTCCAGAGCCGAGATCAACTCGTACCTGTTCGTCAGGCTGGAGTTGTTCAAGATGCCCTTCAAGATCAGCGGCAGCACCGGCGTGTTCGGCCCCAGCGTCTGGAGCAGGCCAATGAACTGCTGCTGCTCGTACTCACGGGCGATGATGCCCAGCGTGGCCGTCGGGATGAACCGCATGTCCACCGACGGATAGCGCTCGGGGTCGAACTGCATGTACCTGAACGCTGCCTTCTGGATGAAGGGGATCAGGAAGTCCTCTTGGAAGTTGACCAGCGTGCGCTTGTACTTCTTGATGATCGTGGCCACAGCCATCGACATCCCCGCCCCGTCCCTGGCCGCCTGGCTGACCATGCCCTGACTGTCGAGCGTGCCAGTCGATTGCAGCAGCATCCGCTCGAACTCTTTGGCCGTGTTGAGGTTGTTCGCGCTCGTCTCGCCGAACTTGAACGGATACAGAATCTCAGCCGGATTGCCGTTGACCATGAACGCCTTGCCAGGCTTGACCTCAAAGCGTGCGCCCCTGGGCAGCCGCGTGGCGTCCATGCCCATCATGGGCGAGGTCGTCAGCGCCAGCGAGTCCAGATGGCTCCTGATCTGGGCGTCGATGGACTTTTGCATGTTGTATGCTTTTTCCACCGTGCCCCGGCCCAGTAGCCGGTTGGGCACCGTGTCGTCCTGATAGGACAGGATGGGCCTGTCCTTCATCATGTACGGACTTTCCTCGGCCTTGAGCAGCATCCCGCCGTTGGCGATCACCACGATGGCCTCGACCATGTTGGTGTAGTCCTCGGCTGCCGAGTCGTCGGGGAACAGTTCCACCACGTCGGTGTCTTCGTCCGTCAGGTACTCCTTGGGCACCAGGCCGTAGTAGGTCAGCAGCAGCACCTTCTCATCTTGGTACTGGCTCAACTCCTGCGTCGGCTCAAGGTCCGTCTCCTCATACGTCGGGGTGATGTTGACCTTGCGGTAGATGCCCTTTTCGATGCCCTCGACCACCTTGTGGATGGAGACGTACTTCTCAACAGCCACGCCCATGCAGTCATCGACAGACGTGCCGTTGGGGTCGAACAGGAAGTTCTTGGGGTTGATCGGGTTGAGTTTGACCGCAATGCGGTTCTTCTCCACGACGCCGATGGCCGCCTGCTGCATCTGGCCAGGGATGCGCTGGGTGGCCGGCTCGAAGATCTTCTCAGTCTTGACGATGATCTCGCCGATGCCCGTGCCATAGATCTCAGCCATCAGCTCGATCTGGTCGATGGACTTGCGGATCTTGTCCTGCTTGAAGTCCTCCATGAGCTGCGCCTTGAGGACGGCCACGTCCAGCGGGTTGCCGTCCACGTCCTTCAAGTCGTCCTGGATGTCGAAGAACTCACCTTGGCCGAAGATGGCCTCCATGATCTCCGCGTGGCGCGTCTCGACGGCCTGCTGCGTGGCTGGCGTCACGATCCGCGAGCGCTCAGACTCTCTGGTCTTGTCCTCCGAGGCCCACTCGCCACGGAAGATGCGCTCGTACTCTTGCCAAGAGTCTAGAAAGTTCGTGTCCCGATAGGTGCGCCAGCGGTCGCAGTGATCGACAACAAAAGCCATCAGCTCCTTGTCGTTCTCTGTAGGCTCGTCGAACTCGTTTTGGTCCATGCTATACCCCGCTTATGACATCCAGAGGCTCCCACTCGTCACTGTCTTCTTGCTCGAAGTAGCTAGTCACCGCCAGTTGGTCGATGTAGCTTAAGGCGTCGGGCAGGTCGTCGTGCACACCTTGAGACGGGAACATTAAGAGCTGGTCCACGAACACGTCCCAGTCCTCCTCGCTGTTCAGCACGATTCTGCCGTGTTCAAACCGGCCTTGCAACGACCATATGATTCTATCCGTTTTCTTTCGGTTGCCATGCGTCAGATCGACGATGTGCGAATACACGTTATTCTTCCTCATCAGATCGCTCAGGTACGGCAGCACCGCGTTCTTGAGCGACCCCCTCTCGATTCCCACGCTCAAGGGCCGGTAATCGCGCATCTTCATCAGTATCTTGGCCGCCGTCTCGCGGATGTCCCACCTGCCGTGCTCGATCTCCTTGACGAACCACTTGCCGTCGTCCGTCACCTTGACGACCGCAATGGCCGACTCGTCCAGCCGCTTCTTGCTGTTGGCCGCCTGCTTGGCCACTTCCTCAAACCCGGCCAAGTCCACCGCCACGAAGTAGCTGCCGTACTGCGGCTCCTCGCCGTACTTGAGCCACTCCTCCTTGAAGATGTCCGCGCCCGCGTTGCTGAAGCTGGCCATGTACTCCTGCTTGAACGCGAAGGTACTGAGCGTCTTCTTGGCGCTCTCGATCTCCTTGGGGTCGATCAGCGGGTTGTCCTGCGTGGTGAAGTGCCAACTCTTCCACTCCGGGTCGTCCTCCAGCTTCCACAGGTCATGGAACCAGTTGCGCCCCTTGGGCGTGCCGATGAACATCGCCCGACCCTTCTTGTCCGACAAGCTGGCGCGGATGACCTGCTCCCACGCCTCGGGCTTGATGTCGGCCACCTCGTCGAGCACAGCGTAGGTCAGGCTCACCCCCCGCAGCGTGTCGGGTCGGTCTGCGCCCCTGACGTAGATACGCGCTCCGTTGATCAGCGTGATGTCCAGGTTGTTGACGTGGCTCGACTGGATCACCTCGCGCCCCAGGTCCAAGAGCAAGTCCCAGATGATCTGCCGCGACTGCCCCATCGTCGGGGAGACGTACAGCACGGCTGAGCCAGGCGGGCAGCGCAGCCCCTCGATGATCAGCGTCGTGGCCGCCAGCCTGCTCTTCCCACAGCGCCGCCCTGCGGCAATCACCTTGAACCGGGTCGGGTCTGAGTAGACCTCCTCCTGCCAGGGCAACAGACTGAAGTTCAGATCACTCATAGTAGGCCATATCCGTCGGCTTGATCAGTATGCTGTCGCGCAAGGAGTAGTCAGGATACTTGTTAAGCAGTTGCGTCAGCAGCGTTGGCAACGCCTCTTGCGCCGTCAAATACCTTACTTCTTGCAACTGCTCAGGTACGGTTAGCGTGACGACCCACATACGCTTAGACATCTATGACCTCCTTCGGCTCCGACGGCTGACCAAAGCTAGTGATGTTGATCGTCACTGCGTTGCGCTGGGCGCTGGTCTTCTCAAAGACGCTCATCGGCAGCGCCCGGTCCATGCACATCTTAAGCGCCGCCATCTGGTTCGGGTGATTGTCGTCCAAGGCGATGTCGATCACCTTCTGGACAACCTTCTGCCCCTTGCCCTCAATGAGCATCTGCTTGAGTTCTTTGACGCGCTGATATTCCGTTTTCGGCAGGACAGCCGGCGGTTTGTAGGTCATGGGCGGATTCTATGCCCGTGGACCATGTGGGTCAAATAGCCACTTTTTTTTCAGCCGGTTTTCCTTTTTTCTGAGGGGTGGAAGCACCCGCAAATTTTAAGTTGCCAGCCAGACCCTCCCCCCCCCATACTCGAAGTAAGCACCCACTAACTTAAAGCCAGAGTGAGCACCCACTAACATGCCTGGAAGTGAGCGCCTACAAACATCCAGGCTGCGTAGCCATTTAACATAATGTGGGCGGGTGGGGGCTTGCGGGTCCTTATAACCATCCGATCGTAACTAAGGTGCCCTTATGACTATCGTGCTGGGAGGCATTCCGGGCCGATAACCGAGGGCGTGCAGATGTCCGTAGATAGCGATCAGCTCATCAAACCCTCGCGTCAAGTCACCAGCACCGGCAGCACGGATGACAGCTCGTTGTGCTGGCGTCAGCTTGCGTCTGAACTGAACAGTGTCCGGGCGGCATGGTCTTGGCATTGGTCATCCTATAGTCAGGGTTAGGTCATTCTACGCCAGCCGATGACCTATCAAAAATCCCTTATAAATCAACCACTTACGCCAAAAAAAGCGCCAGTTTAGTCAAATAGCCATTTTTTTCTGAGAGTCCCGGCGCGTACAACATGCGTGGGTGCATTGGAGGCAATACACACATATGTATATGTATCCTATAACTATAGAAAAACAGTGGCTATTTGACCAAACCGGGCTGCAACCCGCATGGATCCTCGCTATTTCCTAGGTCATGCCATGACCAAACCATGACCAAACCATGACCAAACTTGACCTATACCCGACGCACGTCTGTCACAAACGTGACAGACAGGGGGCTTGACAAGATAAGAGATTCCCTTACACTGTGGCTTCGCCTCGGCGAACCGATAAACCCACCTGGAGCAAACGACATGACAATTCAATACGCCACTGGCCGCACTTATGACGCACCGCAAGTGCTGCACATCACTGTCGAAAAGCAGACCGCCGACGAATTCGGTCTGATCGACCTCAGCGCCACCTTCGTCGATGCATCGCGTCACATCTCTGGCCGCGTCGAAATCGTAGTGTTCGCGCACGAAAGCATTGGCCCCGCCGTGCTGGCCGCTTATGACGCTGGCCGCTATTCCTGCATCTAACCTTCAATCCCGCGCGGCCAGAGCGGCCGCGCTTCATTCACTACAGTAAAGGCAAACCATGAAAACCCTAGGATACATCGCATACGAGGGTCCGTCTCTGATCGACG